TGAGAAGTAGCACGTTTCCTCCATCCACCTACTGGACGGATAGTGCCTTCGTACCAGCGTACCAAATTTGATCCATTCCAACGGCCTTTAGACTGATACTCAGTACCATTCTTGTATACGCCTGGTGGAATTTGAAGAGGAATGTAAGCCATGTTCGTAGTCTATAGGTTTGGAAGGTTAGACACAAAGCTCATTGTAGCAATTGCAGATGGAATTGATGGCCTAGTTGGTGTTGAACTGGCAACGTAATGTTCAATGTATGCCCCAACATCACTTGTTCTCCAAACAATTTGGACATAATCATTTGCATTTAAATCAACAAAGAAATTCAAAGCACAAATAACATGAAATGGATCTCCTGCACCTTTTCTTGGAGCTAGACCATATCTACTGTTAGATTTATCTATATTTGTACCATTTTTTCTAAACCAAATGTCTACATCTTGAGAAGCATTAGTTGTGTTTACTAATTGAATTGAAAACTGAATGTTATAAATTCCTGAGTCTGTAACATTAAGTCTTGAACTGTTTGATAAAGTGACTCCATTAGCAAAGTCAGTTGTGTCAAAAGTTATAGGATAAGCAGTAGTTGTATTAGCAGCAACTTGATCTGTGCCATCTTGAAAAGCCCCATAAGGATTATTCAAGTATTTACCACCTCTTGGGCCAAAAACAGACTGTATTGAATTAAGTAACTTTGTAAAAAACAACCTCAAGATGCCATTGTTTTGATTTTGGACACTTTGAGAATAGACAATTCCTGATGTACCTAAAGAGGGTATAGCAGGAATATCTAGTTGTTGTTTTACATTAGCCATTACTTTTTAAGCCATGTCTGCCAAATAGCACCAGCGGCAATAATCAACCCACCAATCCATAAAACAGGTTGGGCAATAGATGCTATCCAGTTAAGAACCTTTACAGCGCCCTTGGCAGCGTCAATAGCTTCTACAAGACCACTTGTGTTCTTATCAATCGTATCTACTTTGGCTTCAACAGTTAGTAGACGCTCATAGATTTGCTCATGGCTTACTTCGCTCATGGTGCATCAGGCCAAGTAATAGTCCAAGGGAATCCTGACTGAGTTGGAACATCACGCAATGCTTGGCGATAAACTTCCCATGCACCAGGTATGTTGGAGTTTGTCTCCAAGTTCTTAATAACAACCCAATCACACTCTTTAAGCTTGTCATCACGGGTAGTACGAACAGACTTAGCTTGTTCTGTATCTTTAGTAGCCTTGTAAGCCACTTCATGCTCTGCGGCAGTAGTAGTTACACCCTCAACTGTGGTATCTGTAAAGACAGGGCCAAGGATATGCTTTGTGTACCACTTGCCATCAATCTGCTCAACACCATCACGTTGGCTGTATTGGTAAACAGTACCGCCTGTAGCTTGTGGGCCTTCAAAAACTACATCAGCACCCAAAGCCGTTAAGACTTCGGTTGTTGTTGTTTCCCATGATGGGCCACCATTGTTTTTTGTGTATGCACGAAACTCTGCTTCGTACATAACTGCGCCTGTTGATTGAATTCTTACTTGCATGATGATTCCTTACGCTATAGCCAAAAAGATGTATGTGCCAGCACTGACGTTGATATCAGCCAAGATGGTTGAGTTCAACGCAAAGCCTGTTGAAACTGTTGTAACAGAGCCAAGGGTACTAGAATCAGACGCTGTGCTGTTTAAAAGCATATAAGGGTCTGTCAATACTGTCATGCCACGGGCTGTGTCGTAAACATACCAGCCACCCGTTGAGTCTGTGCGCTTGATAAGAACAAACCTAGCACCACCAGTAAATCCACAGTTAATGGTCTGGGTTGTGCCGTTGCCTGTGTAGCTTCCTACTTTGGAAACACCAACGCAAGTTGCAAACAGGTAGGCTACATAAAGTTTACCAGTTTGATTAACTAAATTTGATCCACTTCCAATTGAAAATACACTTGATGTTGGTGCAACAGCAATTGTTCCATTGCCCCAATATAGTTGTGGATTTGTACTGAATTCTGCACCTGTTGTATTTAAAAATATGCGGTAACTTTCACCTCTTGGAGCGTTATATACAATCCAACTTACAGCGGCATCTCTTATTTTTACAATCATTAACTCAGGCGCAACACCTAAATTATGACTTAATGTTGTAGCACTCCCCGTCCCTGTATAACAGACCTCATCAAAAAACGATGGTGCTCGTTTAAAATTCCAATATATGAATGGGCCTGCCGCAACAAGAGGTGCATTATAATTGTCAACAATTGTTGTGTTGCTTTGTAAGCCAATACCATAGCTAGAAAAAGAACTTTCTGCGGCAGTAGAACTTGCTGTAAGTAATACTGATGATGTAGTTGAACTGCCTCGCAATCGGTCAAAGAAAGATGTTCCTACACCACCATCACGAGTAAAACTCATTGATAAATCAACAGGGAAACCTGTAGTTACAACTGAGTTAGTAGACGCTGTTTGGGCAACAGGCTTAAAAACAGTAGTCGCATCAGTAGGCACGGCCATTGGCCCACGTCGAATTGCTATGTAGATGATGGTTTTATTTTTACCAAATTGACCAGAGCCAGAAATGTAATCAATGCTGAAACCCGTAGCAGATGGGAAAATATCTGGACTTCCAAAATTAGCTTCTGAACTTGTGCTATTTGGGAAAAGTTCGTAACTATTGGTAAGTGACATTCCTCGCATACTGTCAAATATTGTCCAATCATTACCTGAATCACTTACCCTTTTTGTCAAAATCCATTGTGGCTCATATCCAAGATTAACCGTAGCATTACCAGTTGTTGCATCGGTTGTAAACGACCCACATGAAATCACATTGTCTGTACCAGTTAGGCCAAAGCCTCCTGCGTCATGGGCGAATAGGTAGGCTACGTATGTTCCACCAGATGCGTTAACGCTCGCATCAGTGCCTACGCTAAAGACTGTGGATGTAGGGGTTGTGCTGTTCCACCATGTTGCATCTGTAGCAGCGGAGGCTGTGCTGTTTAAAACAAGGTATTGTGTGTTTGCAAGACTGCGGTGGTAAACAGCCCAATCTTGTGATGCATCTGTACGCTTGACAATAATACTGCCAGGCACAGAACCAAGATTGTGGGAAATTGTGCGGTTTACACCCGTTCCTGTCCATGTCGCAATATCAAAAAACTTTGGTTGTTTTCTAAATGACCATGAAACCCAAGGGTCACTGGCATTATTAAAACTATCTCCACCTAATGAATAACCATTAGTATTAAATGATGATATTGAAGCCGAACCTAGGTTGTCCTGTGCAGCGGTACTATTTGAAACAAGAGTAATAGTTACACCACGAGCAGAATCGTGTAATCTATTTCTATTTGTTCCTGCGGTAGTAGATGTTCTGTTTTTAGACCAAACTAAACCACCTTTAGTAGACAAGTCAATGCCATTGGTAATGGTCTGTGTAGTGCCATTACCTGTGTAAAGGTATGTGCTGAATACTTCTTCAATGTAGTTAGGAACAGCAGCCGCACCTCCGCCAAATGCATCATAAGAAGCTGCACCGCTAGTTGCTTGTAATGGCATGGTTTAAGCCTTAAATTGTGTGTTGCTTGCCAAGACTGTGAAAGTCGCACTACCTGTCTTGATAATCAAATAACGATAGCTATCAATGCCACTAGCATTACCCGCTGCAGGTGCGCCACCCAACCAACGTGTTGTCACTCCAGAGGTTGTACCATCTACTTGAACAGCAGAGTTGTAATAGGCAGTAGATCCTTGAGTGACCAAGAAAGCCACAGTCATTGATTGACCTGTGGATAGTGCAGTGTTTAGGCTTGTACCGCTTGAAGCACGAAAGTTAACAGTCCAATTAGCACTTGCATTACTTGTGTAGTACAGGACTGATTGAGTGGTAATGTCGTAGTTGATAGTTCCAGTAGCCGCAGTAGCTGATACTGTAGCTACCTCTGCTGCATCATTTAAAACAATGGCAATGGCAGAGGAAGAGCCAGAGAAAGTATTTGTGCCAGTAAAGGTTTGTGTCCCTGCAAGCGATACATCACCAGGAGCCGCAAAGCCCAATGCTCCAGATCCGTTTGTCTTCAGAACATAGTTAGCTGTAGAGTCGGTAGTAGGTAGGGTAAAAGCAGTTACAAAGCTCTGTAGATTAGCATCGTATGCCAATACATCTGTACCAACCGCTACTCCAAGAGCAGTCCTTGCGGCTGATGCAGTAGCACCACCTGTACCACCTTTGGTAACTTTTAAAACTGGACCAGCATCAAACAACGCATCAATAGAGTCCAGATCAGTATTGATCTTTGTACCCCATGTGTCTGTGGATGCGCCAACTTCTGGCTTTGTTAAGCCTAGATTTGTGGTGGTTGTATCTGCCATGTTTTACCCCTAATAGTCTGAACTTTATACAGAAACTGTTGTCCAGATTTCGGACACATCTGATTCTGTTTCCCATTTCTTCCTAGCGTTAATCACAACACTAGAAGTATCATTAATTGCTGCTGAAAAATGCTGTATGCGGTTATATTGAATATCTAAACTACTTGTATCAATGATAAAAACAGCCCCAACAGCATCCAATCCACCCGCAGCGGTCATTACAGATGTGTCAACAATTACAACACCTGCACTCGCTATCTTTACCGCATCTACAGATACTGTACTGCTTGAGAAAATCTCAAACTGAGCATCTTTTATCTTTTCACCGCTAACAACTACAGTTGAGGCATCAACAATCGCAAGCTCACCTAAGTAAGCTCCAAAGGAGTATCTACCCCCACTGTAGTCGCCACGCCCGTAAGCAGCCATCTTATGCCAATGTTATAGACAAGCTAGAAGCAGGAATGCGGAAAATGTCTCCATCATTAATTGCTTTAGATGTTGTCAATGGCGCCCAAGCAAGCAAAGTTCCACCAGTTGAAGCAGTATAAATACCTGCCCAACCAATAGTCCCCCAATTTCCACCAGAGGCAGCGGCAAACTCAATTGCGGCAGCGTTAGTAAATGTAGTTGCTGTACCGCTACCAGAGATAGTTCCAGCAGATACACGGGCATAACCATTGCCAGTTACTTCTGTACCACCACCAGTATCACTAGGTGCGGCAGTAAATAATCCAACATACCAAGCAGTAGGACGAGTAACAGCACCAGTATTAAACAAATACGTTAGTGCAAGATTTTCTGTGTAGTCTGTAAAAGATGACATTTATTACCCCAAAGATCGGGCACGAACAAGAGGAGTAGAAGAAACAGATGCCCTTTGATCTGCAACTTCTATGTCGCCCAAGGAGTTGGTATATAACTGACCCCATGTGGCAAGACGTTCATCGTCTTTCAAATATGGTGATGCTTCTAATAGCGCACCATATAAGTACAAGTCTGGGGCATAAGCCAGAAGCCAGTTGCTTGTGTTTGTATCACTCAGCGCAGGAATCTTAGCATAATATGTAAGTTCTGCGCTATATGTAGTATCAGGAGTAGGTATAAATTCTAATTGGCTACCAGTAATTGTGTAATAAACTGGTTGTCCAACAGTAACATATCTTTGTGCTTTTAGTTCATCACCTTGAGCCTCAGTAACAAACTGTAGTCTCACAATGGGATTGGTGTTTAATTGGAACTCTTTAGCTTGTAGCCAATCAGCAGGGTATGCAAAGAATGAAGTTTCAATCTGTCCTTCAGCACGCTTAATCATCTGGCGTGTACGCAACTTGCGGTTGAATTTAGCTTCTGCAATAGTAATAAAGCTTGGGATAATAGCCGTCAGATCATCCCGATTAAGATAATCCGCTATTGTTGCTTTAAGTCCTGCAAAAGTATCAAGTGCCATTTTCTACATCCCTACACGCTAGTGTATGCTCATGTTTGAACTCAAATGTTCCAATATGGAAGATCTCTTTTGAAAGATCTTGATCCACATATGTTTTATGCCCATTCTGGGCGGCTCTACGGCAAAACCATACATCTTCACCAATGTAGTCTTCCGCAGCGGGAACCCAAGGGATAGCAAACCAAGGATATTCCATAGATTTATAGACTTCGGATTTAACGAGCATTACACCCATTCCGCAGTAGTCTACATCAACAAGTCCTGTTGAATCGTCATCAGTATATACCCGATTTATAAAAGTTGCATCCATATCTGGGGTATTTTTTTTCACCGCAATAGGTTCTGTCGGGAATCTACGCTTGGCATAGTTTCCACAGACAATACCTGTATCATGTTTTAATAAGCGAATAATAGAATCCTTTGGGAATCTCATATCGCTATCTAACCATAGGGTATGCGTACATTCAGCCGCTACTGCATCCCTAGCCAAATCCTGACGTTGTGCTGACAACAATGTTCCAGAGCTAGTGTAGATCACCACTTTGTGATTTGTTGTACCTACAGTAAATCCAACTAGCCTAGCTAAATCAAATGCAAATCCAGAGTTAACAAAATCCCGTGTTGGAACCAAAATTCCAATGGTCTTACTATCCATTAAACTTCTCCAGGTCTTGTGCGAAATGCACGATTATCAGGGTCATTCAACCAACGCTTCATGTAAGCTTGGTCATCAAGTTTGCCTTCGGCTTTCATCTGATAAAACAATGCCATTGGAATGGATGCAACATGGTGCATATCACCCTTCCAATTGGCCTTTTCATCAAATGAATTAAATCTATCTCTGTTGTCTGAAACAATCTGAGTCGCATCAATAATTGTCTCAATGGTAGCTTCGTCTTTTTCGGCATCGTAATGCCACATCTTACGAGTGCCAGTTTCAGTATTAATGTCAAATAGTTTGGTGTGCATAAATAAAAAAAGGGTGGGTTATTAGCCCACCCCTTTGTCTTCAGATTAGGTCTGAATTGTTGAGTTCAAGTCATAGACTGCGCCATGAGCTTTCTCATTCTTGATCTTCAAGCCCCACTCACACAAGAGCATACGCTTCTCGGCATCACCTGTCTTAGCCAGTTCAACTGTCTGGAAGGGACGCAGATAAGCAACTGATGCGTACTCAGGATCAAGGACGAAAACATCACGCTCACGTTGGAAGCGGTTAGGAACAATACTTACGTTACCGAAATCGGAAACATAAATATCAGCAGCGCCAATCAAAGTAGCGGGTTTAGCACCACCATTGATGTTGAAACGGCTAGAAGCGATACCAGCCATCTTAGACAAGTTCTGCTTGTTAACAGGACCAGCCATAACAATAGTTGGTGAGCCGCCTTCTGTCCACACCTTCTGAATTACGTCTTTCAGCAATGCTTCGCTGAATGAACGCAAGTTAGTAGTTGTAGCATCAGTACGAGCTGCATCAGGAATGGTTGTGTATGAAGGATCACCACCACCAGAACCTTCGCTTGTATTGGTCTTCAAGAAGGCCAACAAAGCGCCTGATTTACGAGCAGATGACGTAGAACCAGCGGCAGCGGCTTGGTTAGCCAACATTGTGGCCTCCATGTCGCGCTTAATTTCCGCAGATTTTTTAGCCATTTGGTAACTCAATTCTGAGCGCCTGCCTGCCTTGTCAACCGCTTCCAATGTACCAGCAATGATTACATCCTTACGGCTAATCTGGGTGTAGTTACCCAAACGAACAGT